GTTTTCCGTTTGTTTATACCATTGAACCTAAAGAATGTTATGCTCGTGAAAGTGTTATGTTAGATTCCTCTAAAATACCACTTTTAAAAGAAGGTGATTATCCAGATTATTGGACAATTACTGTTTCTAAACCTGTTCCATGTAGTGATAATATTCACTTACAACGAGGAAAATTAGAACAAATTAAGAAATTTGATGATATTTATGATTTTATTCATTTTTATAGTATTGAAGCTATAGCTCATTCACAAAAAGAAGCTAGAATTATGAAATCTCTTCATGATTTTTCAAAAATTTCTATTTGTGATGTTTGTTTTAGACCTCTTAATTGTTGTTCTTGTTTAGAAACACAAGCTACTGAGATTGATCAGTATAATACAACTTGGGTTAAAGAAACCCTTAAACTTCAATTTCAATCAATTGAAGATAAACCACAATTTTCATGGTTAAAATATCTAGAAGGTAAAATTTTAGATTTCTTAATTGAAACTTATAAAGGAACTTATTATGGTTCATCCATTATTTCATATTTTATGAATTTATTTTTTGTATATTTACTTATACTTAGACGTAAATGGATTGATCAAAATCGTTCTTTATTAAGTGCAATTGGTGATAAAATTGATTCTCAAACTTTAAAACCATCTACTTTAGTAGGTATGGTTCGTAATAATATTGGAGTCATTTTAGGTGCTTTAACTATGTTCTTTTCTCTTTATAAAGCTTATTCTTATATGAATACTTCTTCTGATAAGGAGAAACAAGGAGGTTTATCAAGTACTATTGGTAAACCCCTTAATGTTAAGAAAGATGAACGTGAAAATCCTTGGTATAATAATCAATATGTTATTAACCGTTTGGATGTCTCAGATAGAACATCTTCTTATAAAAGTTTGAACGAAACTGAATTAACTACTTTATTATCTAATAATGTTAATTATATTCAAGTTCGTTTTCAACGGGAAACTTTGAAACAAATTGAAGGAAATATTATTTGTGTAGCAGGACATATTTATATGTGTAATGCACACTTTTTTCCTCAAGATATTGACGAATTTCAGATTATTATTCGTAATGATTCTAATTTAGTAGGGGTTTCCTCCACTTTAGAAATTACTGTATATAGATCTGAATTGCGTTATATGGCACAGAGAGATATCGTGTTCCTTAAGTTGACCAATTTACCTCCTCGTAAAGATATTTCTGGATTATTTCAGAAAAATTCTATAAGTGGGAGTATGAACGGTTTTTATCTTCGCAGAAATTGTGAAGGTATTTTGACTGTTAATGGGCTTAAGAATATAAAGCGAAATTCAAATTGGTTTGTTTCTAAATTTGGTTATACAATCTCAGATTGGATAGCTGTACCACAAACACCAACTATTTTAGGTGATTGTGGATCATTATGTATTGCTCAGAGTTTTTATGGTCCTATTATTTTAGGTATTCATTATGCTTTAAATAGTGAAGGTAAAACTTTAGCTATGCCTATTACTCTTGATGAAATTCGACAAGAACTTGCAAAATTTGAAGGAGTAATAATTCAAGCAGGAACACCTATGATTAATAGTACTTCTACTAATCATGTTGTAGGTGATATTCATGGTAAATCTACTTTTAGATTTATTGAAAAAGGTGCTATGAAACATTATGGCTCATTACCTTCCTTTCGGAATGGTTCTGATTCTATGGTTACTGAACATCTTTTGAGTGAACTTGCACTTGCTGAAGGTTATCCTTTAGCTCATACAAAACCTGAACTTAAAAGTTGGGAACCTTGGCGTTTAGCTGCACTTGATATGGTGCGACCTGTTACACGTCTTAATTCTCAAGTCGTTCAACTTTGTGCTGATGCTTTTTATAATGATATTATTAATAATGTTCCTTTAGAAGAAATTAAACAAATGTGTGTGTTAGATGATAACACTGCTATTAATGGAGCTCCTGGAGTTATGTTTATTAATAAAATGGAAAGGAATACCAGTGCTGGTTTTCCTTGGGGTAAGGGAAAG